CCTTGAACGTATTCAAAATCGACCTTTTCAAAAATCCCGATGCCGTAAAAGTCAGCTGTAAGTGTTCCAAAGTTGTTATATTCCCAATTAATAAATAATCCTGTTCCTCTCATGTTTACGCCTCCCTCTCAATTTCTACTTTCTCAATTCTTCCGGCTTTCATTTCTTCGATGATCGCCGTCAGCTCGTCAAGGATATTTCCCTCTTCTGGTTGCTGAAAAGTGTAAGTATCGTTTATCTTTCCCTCAATTTTAATTTTAACTTTCATGATCGTTCCCTCCTGTTTTTGTGTTCTTTGTTTTCCTGTTGAGATTATAATAACACTAATATTAGTGCATGTCAACACTAAAAAGAGTGTTCTTGTAAAATATTTTCATGTTGATTTTTAGAGTGATTCTATATATAATGTAGTAAATAAAAAATGTGAGGTGAAAAAATGTTTAATTATAAAATAGATGTATTAAAAGAACTTTCAAAACACGGATACACTTCTACTCGGATGAGAAAAGAGAAGATAATGAGTGAAGCGACTATGCAGAATTTGAGAAAAGGGAAGGGAATCACTACAGACACGCTTAACACGATCTGCATTATTTTAAGATGTCAGCCGTCGGATGTATTGGAAATCGTTCCGACTGATGAAGAAAAAATAAGATTTTTTTAAAACACTAAAATTAGTGTTGACAAAATTATATTTTAATGTTATTATAATATTGTCGAAAGGCAATAGGCGAAAGCCGGAAAGGAGAAAAATGAGCGAAGATATGAACATGCAGGAAAACGCTAGACTTGTTCTTGGACTTAGGGCAGCCGGATGGAGTGAAAAGAAAATAAATGATTTTCTACTCTACATCGAGACCGGAGATGACCGGTATAAGCCGACACCGGACAAGGAGTAAACAAAAGGGCTGGAGAAAATCCAGCCCGACACACAAAAACCATACCAAGTGAAATGTGCGCTATTTGAATATAGCACATCCAGAGAAGAAAGAAAAGAGGAAAAAGCTATGTTAAAGATTTTAAAAGAGTTAGGACAGATGGAAGGACATTTTGCAGTAGAAATTTTCAAGGTTGAAGAGTTAGGAATGATCGCAGTAGATCACGACACAAGCAACGGCGAGACGATGGAAGCATGGAAATGTGACAGTACAGGCGCGGCGCTGGATGAAGATACACCGAGTTTTAGAGTTAAAGAAATTAACGATCCTGTATCTTACGATGAGGACGGAGAACCGGATCAGTGGGAGCTGGTAGGGTTTGAAATTGAATAATTGAAATGAGTATTGATAATTTGACAGCTTGAAATATAGCTGTCTTTTTTTGTTTAAAACGTAGAAAATCTTTGTTAAATTTTCACAAAATTTCAAGAGTGATAATTTTATTACAGACAAGACAAAATAATAGAATTGTACCAGTTTTGTTGCGATGCAACACTCTTGCAACAAATTGCAACATTTTTGCAACGTAGATATAGACACTAGAGTTAGAGAAAGAGTATATTCTCTCTTGTAATATTAAAAATATATATTATAAATAAGGCAGTATATTCATATAAATAATATATATAATATACAGGCTTAAAATTTAATTTTAAAATATACCTTGACAAGAAAATGATAGAATGATATTGTTTTATTAAATTAAAAACGCATTCGGGCAACGGGCAGAGTTAAATAGATTTGTCGAGGTCCCGAAAGAAACGGACTTCATGCAGCCGGTACAGTCGAGATCATCATGATCTGATTGTATCAGTTGCATTTTTTATTTTAAGTATTCCACTACTGGAGAGAGGAGATATATAACATGTCAGCAGTTGAAACGCAGGAAGTAAATAATACAGTTGATGTTTTTAAAGATGACATTGACATGTATATAAATCTCTGGATGGAAGAGAGGAATATAGAGGATTTATGCAAAATATCACAGAATAGATGGTATAACTGCTGTAAATATGTCTATGAGAATGTATTTAAAGTTAATCCAAAGTACCTGAAGGATGATAATAATATTAATAATGCCTATGATACAGATAAGGTTAACGAGGTATTAGATATATATATAGACCTGTGTAATGACTACGAGAAAGTAGTGAATATTGTTGGGTTTACATTCTTTACCGGAATACACAGAGACACGTTAAACGGATGGGTTAATGGCGTTCAACTTGCCTCATCAGGTTCCGACATTTGCAAAAAAATTGACGAAATGCGTGAGGAAAGTTTGGTAGGTTTACAAGTTTCCGGCAAAGGAAATCCAATGAACTACATGCCATCACTCAACAAGTATTGCGGTTTCAATATGCCGGGCGTTAGAGATCAGGGATCCAGAGCAAGAGCGTTGACAGCCGAAGAACTGCCACGTCTTGGGGCTAATAATTGTATAGGATTGCCGAACAACTCCGACAATTCTGGTTGAAAAAAGCGAGAAAAACGCAATAGACAATTCAAACAATTTAAAGCCCAGTGTTTAATTGTCTTAAGGCGCATTAAATCGTTGATACATTACGCAAAACAAGGGTTTTGCGAATAGTTGTAAAATACGAATGGAATTGAACGAACAATTCAAACAATTTATCAATGTTCAAAGCATGATTCGGCATGGATGGGGAGGGGGTTTGATAGGTTGAGAAAATCAGCACTACTAAGTCCTTTAAATATCCTCAAAAACAAAAAGAGATTGGATGGAAAAGTATGAGAGTAGTATCACAAAGCAAAGACGTTTCGCTTGATTTTGACCGAGCGGTATTCACAGCAAATCATGGAATGATAACTGCTATGGTTGATGGAAAAACGTTTACCATTGGGACGTATGCAAATTTAGGTAGAGAAAAAGAAGTATTCTCTGATATGCACAAGGCATTTTCGGCTTTTCAAGTTATTAGCACAAACATGGATAAACAACAGGTGGCCGAAATGTTTGCAGTATCTAAAAACATATCGATCAGATGCGTTGAGATGAATGATCCTTGTATGGGAATAACTGTATTTGATAACATGGTCTATTACATGCCGGAAAAGTAGTGTTAATATAGCGCTATCGCCAAGCGGTAAGGCACTGGATTTTGATTCCAGTATTCGCAGGTTCGAATCCTGCTAAAGAAACTTGTGAGAGGAAAACAACCATGGTAATTATTAAAACGATTATATCGACGCTGGATGTTATTTTTATGCTGATACTATTTGTATCTGGCAGAGAATCCAAAGACAAAGAAACAGCAATTGCATTATGGGTACTTGTGATGTTGCTGTTGCTGAACATGTTTCTGATGTGGAGGTAACAGAATGTTTTATAGTCCAATATTTGGTATTTGCTTTCAGCTGCCTATCATTTGTGCAGAGGAAAGAATACATATAACAAAATCAAAGGAACCGGACAGCACCGGAGATTTACTCAATCTGGATAGCGACGCAGAGCACCAGAGTGAGAAATCGGAGCATCCAGTATAGCTAAACAAAATTTTAAATTACTGGCAACTTGTAAGAGTTGCTTACAAGATAAAAATCCTACATTGCGGCATTTTAATATGCCGTAGCGGAACGTAGCTCAGTTGGCAGAGCACTCGGCTTATATCCGAGCGGTCGCAGGTCCGATTCCTGCAGTTCCGATGGAGGAATGGGTTTAACGATCCATTCCGTAAATTCTCCTTCTTGGTGTTTTTCATGACACATCCTTTCGCCACTAGGACGATTCTGTTAAGGGCGGTGCGAGACCGTCCGGTGGTATTTGCCGCGAAGCGCGGCTGTGTAAGCCTGTATGGTTAAGTGGGAATCCTACTTGTTATTTCGTTGAAGAGCGATCCATGCAGCAGCCTATTGGTAGTTCGGGCATCTATCCCACGGTGCCTGAGCTGCCCAAAATGTAATTTCCCAAATATGTTAGGCAGTGGCGGAAAAGGTAGACGCTTAAGCATAAGACAACCACGCTTTGGTTAGGAACAAGTCATTGAATCAACAAGGCAATGAAGGAACCTGTTAAGGGTGTTACCCGTTGTGGAAAGTCGTTGTTATGTGAGGTGCAAATCCTCACCAGCCTATTTCCTGTGATATCACACAGGATAGTGCAACGCATGGCACGAAAAACATTATTGCTAACCGTCTTGTGGCGGTTTCGGAACGTATCTTAATTGGTAAAAGTGGCGTGTACACGGAAAACAACAATGAGAGCCGGATTGAAGGTTCGAATCCTTCCGTTCCGATGGTGCCGAGCTGATTTGATACTGTATGCGTAGCGCGGCCGCGTACAGAGATATGGAGTGAGGTGTCCGCGCATTTTGGGGAAGCGGCAACGATTGGCGGTGTTGCGGCTGACTGTAAATCAGTTCCCAAGTGGTAAACACTGGAGGTTCAATTCCTCTCTTCCCCACTTAAACATGATTACCTCGGTGCGAGCATGGTGCAGAATGGTGGTTCGATTCCACCTGTGAGCGTAGCCCAGCAAAAAGGTACTCACCGTTTCTTTACCTATTTCTTGGCGATACAAGAAAATTCGGCAGTGTTCCCATAATTGGAATTGGAGCCGGTTGCTATCCGGTCGGGCGTTTATTCGCCTTGTAGGTTCGAGTCCTACGCACTGCGCTTATCCTTATCTTCACTTAGTCTGGCACTACTGCAATAGTTCAGGTCGATGGAAGATGTATGGATGGTAAGCGGTATCATTGGAAACAGAAAACTCTTCCGTGATTAGAAATTGCAGATTTGAAAGCGGTTGGCATGGTTTGATCTGACAGGGTTCGACTCCCTGTGCCGCTATTCGATGGTTGGTGTTTTTGCAAGAAAAAGGTGTGTAGATATGATTTTAAATTCAACATTATTTGATCCGGACGGGAAGCCTTACAGACCAGGTAAAATATTCTAATAAAATATTACCGGCTAACAAATGGAGTTAGTCGCTGACCAACAAAATTTATTGGCAGAGGTCTTAAAGCACTTCTGCTTTTTTGCGGAGGTGCTTTTCTTTTGGCAAGTTCAAGCCTAATTTCCACAGTAAATGGATATGAAAATTACATACAGGTGCATGGCGTTGATGAACAGGTTATGGATGCCATGGAAGAAGCGGCAAGGGTAGCCATTCTGACAGAAAAAGATGTTGAGTATGGATTAAAGGTTTCTGCCAGAGCAAAAGAACTGACGGAGCAGTTTATTTTTCAATCTACAGGTGGCACACCATGGGATTTAGAGAAATATTCATTCCAAAACAAGGTATCTTATGAAATTCTGGACAAATATTACGGAATTTTGCTTTTAGAAGCGCAAAACAAAGTTGTGGATAGTGCTTTCCAGTATTTGGAGAAGAAGAGAGAGCCTAAAGAGCGGTTTTACATGCCAAGAAGAAAGCAATTCTTAAAAATCGGACTCATAGATGCGCTGCAAGGCATGATTGATGATAGATATGACATCCTGTGCGTATCACTTGTCCCGGGTGCAGGAAAAACAACGGTTGAAAAAATGTTTCACGCTCTTGTTGCCGGATGGTTTCCGAGAGATTTCAGCCTCTTTTATTCACACAGCGGTGATATTACCAGAATGTACTATGACGGTGTGTACGATATCGTTACAAATACGGAAGAATATACATGGAATGAAATTTTTCCAGATCTTTCCGTGACGAGCACAAACGCAAAGATGGAGCAATTTAATGTCGGGAAGTACAAATCGTTTCCATCCGTACAATGTACGTCTGTTGGTAGTAAGAATGCAGGTAAAGTAAGGGCTTCTAAGTTTTTACTGGTTGATGATATGATCGGCGGCATTGAAGAAGCAATGAATCCCATTATCCTTGATAAATTGTGGGATAAATACGCTGTAGATGCCAGACAGAGAAAGATACAGGACACGGACGGTAAGAACTGCAAGGAAATACATATTGCCACAAGATGGAGCGTACACGACGTCATAGGGCGCATACAAAATATGTACGAGGGTAATCCGAGAGTAAAGGTTATTGCGGTACCGGATGTAGACCCAGTTACAGGAGAAAGCAACTTTGAATATGAGTTCTCCGGTTTTACAAAAGAATTTTTTGAAGACCAGCAATTATTGATGGACGACATATCATATAGATGCCTTTACAAACAGGAACCGATTGAGCGTGAGGGATTGCTGTTTCCGGAAGATAAAATACGTCGGTATCTTAATTTGCCGCATGGAGAGCCGGAGATTGTAACCGGTCAGTGCGATACAAAGGGAAAGGGAACAGACTATTTTGTTCTGCCTGTATTGCAAAAATACGGAGAAGATTACTACTGCGTGGATTGTGTTTGCGATAACACGGCAGATTATGAGGTTCAGTATGAAAATGCAGCAAATGTTTTGACAAACAACAAAGTTCAGGAATGTGAATTTGAGAGAAATGCCGGAGGGGACCGCGTCGCAATGGAAGTAAACAAGCGAGTGGAAGCCAAAGGATGGATATGCAATATCACAGATACACCGACGGAGACAAATAAGGAAGCAAGGATTTTTCAGTGCTCAAACTGGATATTGCAGCACGTTATATTTAAAGACCCATCATCATATAAGCCGAATGAGCCATACGGAGTAATGATGTCTCTTCTTAAGAGATATTCAGTATCCGGTAAAAAGCAGTTGGATGATGTGCCAGATGTATTTTCAAACTTTGCGCTTAGAGTGACAAATGGAAGGAATGTAGCAAAAGTAGAAGCAGCAGTAAATCCGTTTAGGAGGTATTGATATGGTAAACAAAGATATTTTAAATCAATACTTAGATTTAAGAGAAGAAGTAAAAGAAGTAAGGAATAAAATTGAAAAGCTTGAAAAATACATAGAAAAAATTGAGCAGGAAGGAACGGTTATTGATAGCGTTTCTGGCGGAAATGGTGGAAACCAACATTTTAAAATAGAAGGAATACCATTGCCAGAATATAGGCACAAAAAAACCTTGTTATATTCCAGAAAAACCACCCTCGAAATTTTGGAAAACGAACTTCTTGAAAAAACAAATGAAGTAGAAGAGTTTATTGCAAATATAAAAGATAGCAGAATTAGAAGAATAATTAACCTTAGATTTTTAGAAAATCAATCTTGGAATAAGGTTGCCGACCAAATAGGAGGCAATAACACAGAAGACAGCGTGAGAAAAGCGTTCGATAGATTTATGAAAGAGTAAAGTTGTCCGATATGTCCGGTTTTTTTCTGATATAGTTATAATCGAAGAAGTCAACAAATAGTTGAACACTTTACCATCCCCCATTGAAAGAGCATCGAAGAGAAATCTCCGGTGCTTTTTCTTTTGAAAAGAAAAGAGGATTTTATGGTATATACACCAAAAACAATATATTGCCCGCGTTGCGGAAGAAAAGTTGCCACACACGATGGGCGTTCAACAATGAACATTTCTGTGGAATGTAGGAAATGCCACAAGAAAGTTGTTTTTTATCCGGAGAATGGAAAGACGAAATTAAAATCTCTTACAATCCGGTCAACATCCAGTGGGATGACGTTTATTTAGGAGCCAATTATGAATAATAAATCTCTCCAAGACCTTGTTAAGGGATGTTATGGGCGAAAAATTTTATATACTGATGTTGAAACTATCACAAAAGACAATATTGTCAAGGTGGTTGGAGACTGCATCGGAAATTATTATTACAACAAAACCATCATAGAATACCTATGGCGGTATTACAAAGGAGATCAGCCGATTTTATACCGATTAAAGGTACAAAATGCTGATATTACAAACAAAATAGTAGAAAATCATGCGTATGAGATTGTTCAGTTCAAAGTAGGACAGACATATGGCGAGCCAATACAGTTTATCAGTCGAAAAGATGATGATGAGATTAATCGGGCAGTGGATGCGCTGAATGACTATCTTGTGGATGCGAATAAACAGGAAAAAGACATTAAAGCAGGAGAGTGGCAGTCAGCAACCGGAACATCTTTTAAGGCGGTAAGATTTGCAAATGGAGAAATACCATTTCAAATTGTTGCGCCTACTCCAATGAATACGTGTGTTATTTATAATCGGAGCACGGAAGAACCGGTGGTTGCGGTGCAGGAGCTTAAAGACGAAGATGGAAGATGGTACAAACTGTGCTATACGGACAACTATTCATGTAAACTTCAAAACGGAGTAGTTTCTGAATGGAAATTGCATGCATTTGGAAGTATACCTATTGTTGAGTTTCCAAATAATCATGAGAGAATTTCTGATATTGAGCTTGTCATAGGTATTTTGGATGCCATAAACAATATGCAGTCAAACAGAATGGATGGAATTGAGCAGTTTGTTCAGTACTGGGTTAAGTTTGTGAACTGTGAAATCGACCAAAAAACGTTTGAAGAGATGAAAATGAGCCATGCTTTGACGGTAAAGTCCAATAACAAGGATAACAAAGCCGATGTTGAGATTATGACGCAGGAACTAAATCAGAGCCAGTGTCAGGTGGCAAAAGATGATTTGTGGGACAATGCCTTGGCAATATTAGCAATACCAAACAGAGAGTCCCAAAACTCTGGAGGAGATACACAAGGAGCAGTATCATTAAGGGCTGGATGGGATTTTTCAAAGACAAGAGCAAAATTAAAAGACCCAATTGTGAAATCGGCAGAGAAGAGACTTGCAAAAGTTGTCTTAAATGTAATACGCGTTAAGGACAATGATTTGAAATTGTCAATGAGGGATTTTGATGTGCAAATCAATCATAGCCCGCAAGACAATATGTATACAAAGTCGCAAACACTATATCAGCTTTTAGAGTGCGGCATACATCCTCTTATTGCCATTAAAACGGTGGGGCTTTGGGGAGATGCTGAAAAGACATTCCTCTTGTCTAAGCCATATATAGATGCGTTGTGGAAAACCATTGATGATGCAGAAGAGCAGGAACAAAAAGCACAGGAAATTGTAAACCAATTAAATAAACAGCAAAATAAGACAGCTACCGAGTAATCGGTGGCTGTTTTTATTTTATAAAAATTCGCAAAGTTGTGAGCGTAAAAATCAACAGTGTCATTCGGTGTCGTTGCACCGCAAAAATTCGTAAAGACATATCGGAGGTAATCAATGAAAAGAGAAGAGTTAATTGCAATGGGTATCAGTGAGGAAAATGTTGAGAAAATCATTGCTGATTACGGCAGTGCCGTACAGAGAGAACAGGCAAAAGCAGCAGAGCTTAAGGCAAAGGCAGACAGCGCAGATGAGTTGCAGAAAAAGCTGGATGAAATGGAAGCAGGAAACCTCACGGAACTTGAAAAAGCAAACAAGGCGTTAGAGACAGCAAATCAGCAGATTGCAGATATGCAGAAGAAAAACGCCATTAGAGACCAGCGCGAAGCATTGATGGAAAAGTTAAAAATCAATGCAGAGCAGGCAAAATCCGTTGTCAAGGATAATGGAAGCCTTGATTATGACGCTCTTGGAAAGATTACAGCCGAAAAGGAAACCGCGGCAGCGCAGGCAAAGGAACAGGAGATTGCGAATAATTCTGCAAATCCGGGCGGCGGTAATAGTAACCAGAATTTAGAGAAAAAGACAGAAGCGGAAAAAATAGCCACAAGTCTTATCTCGGGCAATTCAAAAAGCCAAAACAGCGATGTTTTGTCACATTATTTAGGAGGTAATTAAAAATGTCAAACATGCAATATGAACAGATTTCATATGCCGGAAACGTTCAAATCTTAAAAAGACTGCCTAACGAAGCAATTCCAATGACACTTGATTTTACAGATGTTGTTGAAAAGACGGCTGACGGCAGAAAGATTGTAAAGGCTGGCACACCAATCGGAAAAAATGGAAAGGCAGACAACACGGCAACGGTCGTAGGCATTTTGAGATACGATGTTACAGAAGACAGACCGCAGGGTGTGCTTTTAAAGAAAGCATATATAAATAAAAACGTGGCTGAAAAGCATTCCGGCGTTACATATGACGCAGGCGTTTCTACAGCGCTTCCAATGATTGTATTTGAATAATTTAGGAGGTATATAGATGTTAATTAATGAAGTGTTAAACAGTAAGTCTATTGCGCTTACAACAACAGAAGAAGCAAGTAATCAAATCCCATACCTCGGATTAAATTGGTTTCCGGAAAGAAAGAAACAGGGGCTTGATTTAAGCTGGATTAAGACACATAAAGGGCTTCCGGTATCGCTTGCACCGTCAAATTTTGACACAATTCCAACGCTTAGGGCAAGAGAGGGGTTAAGCAAAGAAAAAACACAAATGGCGTTTTTCCGTGAAGGCATGGAAGTCGGAGAAGAAGAAATGCTTGAAATTGAACGTATTAGTTCTACAGATGACCCGTATCTTGAAAGTGCCTTATCAAGCGTGTATGACGATACTAACAACCTTGTGAGCGGCGCAGAAGTTGTGCCGGAACGCATGAGAATGTCACTTCTTGCTACAGAAGCAGGACACCCGGTTATTACTATTGAAAGTGACGGTGTACAGTACGCATATGATTACGACAAAGACGGTTCATATGCAAAAGACCATTATGCAAAGCTTGAGGACACAAGCATGTGGAGTGACACAGTAAACTCCAAGCCGCTTACTGACCTCAACAACGCTCGAAAAAAGTTACAGAAGAAAGGCAAGATTGCTAAATACGTGCTTATGAACACCAATACATTCCAGTATTTGCTTGAAAATGCACAGATTAGAAATTCAATTCTTGCGCAGAATCTCACGGCAACAATTGAGGTTGATGACGACACGGTAAATTCAGTTGTTCAGAAGCGCACAAAGCTTACAATCGTTTTGTATGACAAAATGTATATGGACGAAGCTAAAAAGGAGCATTATTTTTATCCTGACAACAAAGTAACACTGTTACCGGAAGGAAAACTTGGAAGTACATGGTTTGGAACGACACCAGAGGAAAGAACTGCAAGACAGGTCGCTGACGTTGATGTGACAACATACGGGACAGGAATCACAGTCGCTACAAAGGTTGAGTATGGTCCGCCAATGAAAATGTCAGTATTTGCTTCCGAGGTAGTATTGCCGTCTTACGAAAATATGGATAGCACATTTGTACTTGAGGTTCATCATGATTAATCGGAGGTAGCATATGAAATATCCATATATTGTTATTAAAAACGGGAAATGGTATGAGGCAGGTGAAGAAGTCCCGGACACTGTTTCGGGAGAGAAATCTTCCGGAGGGTACACCAAGACAGAGATTAACAGAATGAGCACTGCTGATTTACAGGCACTTGCCGCTGAACATGGGATCGAGGGTGCAGAAGAAATCAGTGGAGCGGAACTGAAACGCATTTTGATCGAGCAGTTCGGATTGTAGGTGGGGAAGAATGGACGAATATACAACATTAGAGCAGGTCAAAATCAGACTGAAACAATTTCATATTGAAACCGTTACGGATGAAGATGGTGTTACTTCTGATGTTGTCGTGTTCGACCAGAAAGAAGATAATCCTTACATCGAACAGCTTATCAAGCAGGCAAGAAATGAAGTGGTAAGCAAGCGGAATTACCCGGAAAGCTACACGGATGAAAAAATATCCGAAGACTTGAAACAGTTTGAGGATGTAATCGTCAATTTAGCCTTGTACGACCATTCACAGGCAGGAGAAGCCTATATGGCAAGTTATTCAGAAAACGGCGTAAGCCGTAGCTGGAAAGACAGGGAAAGCTTGTTTGTTGGAGTATTTCCGTTTGTAAAAGCATTATAACCGTATGGGATTCCATCTGGTTAGAAGATTGTGCGTTACGTTTTGCCGACGTCGGCAAAACGTAGCAGGCGGCACACATTGAGCGGTGGTGGGCGGTGTGCCATAAAAATGAAAGGCGGTATATGATTTGACGATTGAAATATCAACAGCAATCATTATAAGCGTGCTGTCGCTTGGTTTTTCCGTCTTTATGGGCTTGAAGAGCAACAAAAGGACAGACAACACGGATCTTGAAGAACGCGTGAGGGAGAACACACGCATTAACATGAAGTTGGATGCCATTTCAAACAACACGACCGAGATCAAGAATGAAGTTTCGGAGATGAGAAAAGAAATAAATTCTCACGACAACAGAATTATAAAGGTTGAAGAAAGTGTGAAATCGGCGCATCACAGAATTGACGGGATAGAAACCCGTCTTAATGATGAAAAGGAGGTTTAATCATGGATATTATACAGTCTGTAATTGCAAATATGACAATTATTCTGGCAATCATTGGTGCGCTGGCATTTGTTGTGTCTGTGGTAACACAGGTAATCAAAGGTGTAGGCGTATTTTCTAAGATTCCAACGGACATTTTGGTATTTGTTCTTTCTATCGGAATCACGGTCGCTGCGTTTGTGGCATACATGCAGTACATCCAGACATCAATTTTATGGTATATGATCTTGGCGGCTATTATTGCAGGATTTATTGTTGCGTTTGTCGCAATGTATGGATGGGAAAAGCTTTCTGAGCTGTGGAAACGGTTCGGCAAGGATGTGAAGTGAAATGCTTGAGATCAATAAGCAAAAAATGAGTTATTCGCAGCAAAGCGGCAAGGTGCCGGTATATGTGACGGATGATGATGGTAACATCGAATATTCTTCGTACACGGATTCTGATGGTAATGTAATTTATTACCTTGATGATGACGGGAACAAGATACCGAAGACAACCGGAGAGTATACCACAGGTTATGAAAAGCCTGTGTTTTTTTATTCTTCGATCAGCAATAAGTTGAGCGAAGCACTTATAAAAGAATTTGGCGTAGATAACTCTACAAATTTTGTTCAGATCGTAGAAGACAAAGGAAAGCTTCCATTGAGCGTCGGATCTTTGGTATGGAAACGATCAGACGTAAAGTACAAAGATGAAGAGAATACAATCGTTGACGAAAATTCGGCTGATTACATCGTAAAAGGTGTCGCAGACGAGGGATTGACGGTTGATTTGTTCTTGTTACAAAAAAATGTGAAGTAGGTGTGGCATGGGGAAGAAAGTAATCACAATGAGCCTGTCTGAAAAGTCTATTCAGAACGCCATACGAGAGCTTAGAGCCTATAAAAACAGCTTGACATATAAATGCCAGCTATTGGCAGAAAAACTCGCGGAAAAGGGCGTAGAGATTGCCAGAGTACAAATTGCTGACCTTGACGCAATATTCACATCAGAATTGATTTCCAGTATTCATTCAGAATACAAGGGAAGTACCAAAGGAGGCGGGATATGGGCGGTAGTTGCCGGGACGGACCATGCAATGTTTGTTGAATTTGGAACAGGAACCGTAGGACAGCAAAATCCTTATCCAGGGAAACTGCCGGATGGCGTTTCGTGGCAGTACGCAAGTGGAAAAACTATACATCAGATTTCAGATGGAATATATGGATGGTTTTATCAGGACGACAATGGCGATTGGTGGTTTACAGAGGGAATGCCAAGCCGACCATTCATGTATCTGACCGCGAATGAGTTGCGGCAGATTGTTACACAGACAGCGAAGGAGGTGTTTGGATAATGGCAGACAACCAGTGGGTATTTGATCTTGAAACAAACATTTTCTCCAATGTTGCAACGATAGCCAAACCAAAACTCAAGAAAAAATACAAAAGCATGAATTTTGACACTGCATTTACAACGGTTGAAAAGAACCTTGATAAAGACCCTGTTTTCCCGACTATTTACATCCATGAGATGCCGGGGCTTGAACGTGGGGCAGATTTAGAGGGCACATCCGTAAATGCGGTGCAGGAAACAATACAGGTTGACGTCATTACAAACACAAAGCAGAGCGATGCAAAAGGGATTATGGCTATTTTAGCTGATGCCTTTAAACAGATGCGATTTCAAATTACAGCAATGCCGGAGTTTAAAAATGACAGTGAAAAAAAATTTAGAAGCGTTGCAAGGTTCCGGCGGATAATCGGAGCCAACGACAGATTGATGTAAAAGAGCCGAAAGGCTCTATTTTTTATGCACCGGGTGCAAAAAGATGCGCCCGATAACCGCATTATTTGGCGGTAGAAAGAGAGGTAAAAATGGCAGAAGCAGGATTGTCTACGTTAGGAATTACGTTTGGCTATGGCACAGAAGCGACAGCCGGAACAAAGCCTACATCGTTTAAACAGCTTACAAGAATTAACGCAATCGGCGGTATTAACATTGAGCCGGAACAGATTGACGCATCTGCATTAGAAGATGCTATTACCAGATATGTAAAGGGTCGCGCAGATACCGGTGGCTCTTTCCCTATCACGGTAAACCTTACGGATGCCACAAAGGAAGAGTGGGAAGCACTTATCACGGCGTATAAGGCGCTTTCCGGCGGGAAAAGAATGTGGTTTGAAACTATTATCCCGGGATTTACCGACGCGTTTTTTGTTGTGGCTCAGCCGCCAGAGCAGATTCCACAGCCGGAGATTGGTCAGAACGAACTTTTGACGGTTGAAATGAATCTTACCATTGAAGAATACAAGGGCATGGACACCGCTGTAGCTTTTACACCGGGGGAATAACACGTCAGTCGAATAGTTCGGTTGGATCGGCTGACGATAACCAGACAACCGAGCCAGAGCTTGAAGAAACAATTTAAAAGAACAGGGCGGTCTTCGGACTGCCCTTTCCCTATATGAGAGGGAGAAAGGGAAAGAAAATGACAAAATTAAAATTTGGCGAGAAAGAATTACAGATCAAGTTTGGATATGAAGCAACCGTGAAAAGCGGAATTATCAAGAAAGTAGCAAAATTAGACCAGATGGAAGATATTGAAACGGTTGACGAAATCCTTTTATTTCTTCCAGAGTTAATCCTTGTAGGCGCGCAGAAGTTTCACAAAGAGGAACTTGGATACAATCCGGACAATGAGGGAGAAAAGGAACAGCAGCTTGGAAAAGTATATGCCATGCTGGATGATTACTTTGACGGAGAAGATGCAGATGTTCAGGTACTTTACAATGCACTTTTAGCGGAGCTGCTTGAAAACGGTTTTTTATCAAAACTGCTCAAAGCAGATCAGAAAGAAGCGGAGAAGAAAACTCCGAGGAAAAAGTAGAAGAACAGAGAGAACTTACATGGGAAACGTATTGCGCGGAAATCCGCCCATTCTGGCTTTTAGTCACTAAAGGGTATGGATTTACCGTGCATGATATAGACGCGTCCTGCCAGGCTGATTTACAGCCTTATGCGGATGCTTACAACTTAGATAAAAAGCAAAGAGACAATGAGATGTGGATGTGGTTTGGAACATATGGATTGTCTGCGGTATCGGTGGCAGTAGAACATTGCCTTGCCGGTCGGAAAGCAAAATCAAAGTATATTGAAAAACCAATCAATGAACAGCAAGGAAAATATGATTCGGAAATGACGGAAGAAGAAATTAAGAAACAGAGAGAGCTATTTGTGGCAAAGCTCAAAATTATGCAGTCAAACTATGAGTTGAGCCATCCAAAACCAGAAAAGAACTTGGAGGTATAAATATGTCAATTAGAATTGGGTCTGCAAGACATGATGAAAATGGGAAATTGACCGGTGGGAGACCGGGAGATCAGACCGGAACAGAAGTAAGTATGCAAAACTTTTATGTTCATAAAAAAGGATGGTATGTGTTAAGGCCAAAAACAAAAGATATGGCGGATAAACTGGCAGAATCAATGATTACAGCGTGCAATAATGATAATATTGGCTACTGTCAGGGACACCGGCTTGGAATTGTCAAATATGGTATTAATTCAAAAGTAAAAACAGAAGCAGATTGCGGCACAACGGTACGTGCATGCATTATTCATGCAACTGGAAAAGATGTTGGAAATTTCACCACAGCAAATGAAAAATCTGTACTTCTTTCTAGTGGCATGTTTGATGACATTGGAGGTTATGCGGCAGGAATGGTTCTTTACAACGGAGATGTTATTGTCACAAAAACAAAAGGTCATACAGCGATTGTGACAAGCGGAAACCCTAGAAAAAATGTAAAAGATCATTTAAACCCATACCCGGAACCTGCAAGGATTTTAAAGAAAAAATTCCCTTGCATGAGAGGGGATGATGTGAGATGGCTTCAGACGGAGCTTATTTATCACGGATGCCTGGATGAAAAAGATAAAAAGGGAAACAGTAATGTGGACGGTATTCTTGGAAATGATACGGCGACCGGTATTGGAACATTCCAGAAAAAAGTCGGAATTACAGTAGATAAGAAATGCGGACCGGTTACAAGAGAAAAATTAAAAGAGTAGATCAAGGACGGTAAGGTGTCACAGCCTACCGTCTTTTTATTTTGCATAGAAAGTTGGTGCATATATGGCAGACATTGATGAATTACAAATAAAAATCAAAGCTGACTCTGCAAAAGCAAGTAATTCCATAGAAAGCCTTGTAAACAGCATGAATAGGCTCCGGGAAAGCATATCGTTTGACACTGCAAAACTTTCAAATATTGCAAGCGGAATCAGAAGCATTTCCGATGCGGCTACCGGATTCAAAGGTGGTAAATCTTCGGAAATCACATCAATGGTGCGGGCACTCAATAAATTTTCTGGTGTTGATGCAAATTCTATCCACGGAATATCTTCTGCTGTGAGAGATCTTGCATCTGGAATAGCAAGTGTTAAGGCTGTTGATACAAGCGGACTCATAAGCATGGTGTCTGCGTTGTCAAAAATCGGTGGCAAGGCATCTACACAGGCGACAAAGAATCTGCCGGCTTTATCTGCGCAGTTACAAAACTTTGTACGCCAGATGAACAAGATAGGTGCATTGAATTTTGATATGACCAACATGAGTAATCTTGTAACGTCCATATCAAGGCTTGGAAGCGTTGCAAGCGGTCGTGCGGTAACTAATATACCTTTGCTTGCTGACAATCTCAAATACCTGTTTGAGACGCTTTCAAAAGCACCAAATGTATCTTCGAATATCATTCAGATGACGCAGGCACTTGGCAATCTTTCCAACAGGTCTGGCAGCGCAATTTCCGGATTAAATACCAGCATCAGTAGTCTTTCCGGTTCTTTCCTTGGATTTAAGACATCCACAGGAAAAGCATTGATCGGACTCAAGTCATTCACAAGACAGATTTTATCCTCTATGGGGATTTATCTTGGTCTGTACGGAGCAATCAGAGGAATAAAAAATGCAATCGACATATCATCGGCATTAACAGAGGTTCAGAACGTTGTTGATGTTACTTTTGGGGACATGTCAAAGAAAGTCAATGAGTTTGCGCAGGACTCTATACGTCAGTTCGGTATGTCAGAATTGACACTGAAACAGACGGCAAGCCGATTCCAAGCAATGGGAACAGCCATGGGAATTGACAGCAGTTTGATAAAGAAAGCCAATGAGTTTTTGAATAAGCAGACAGATGGCTATATTGGTTTGTCTGATTCCATGGCTGATGTGTCTTTGAATTTAACAAAATTAACTGCTGATATGGCATCTCTGTATAACATAGATCAGGATGTTGTGTCGCAGGATTTAGCTGCAATATTTACCGGACAGACACGTCCATTAAGAGATTACGGTCTTGATCTTACACAGGCAACCCTTAAAGAGTGGGCGATGAAACAGGGATTAGATTCTGATATCGAGTCTATGTCACAGGCTGAAAAGACAATGCTCCGGTATCAGTATGTGCTTGCCAATACGCAGACAGCGCAGGGAGACTTTGCACGTACGGCTGATTCGTGGGCGAACCAGATAAGAATTTTAAAACAGTCGTTTGAACAGCTTGGCAGTGTTATTGGTGGAGCATTAATCAATGCTTTTAAACCATTCGTAAAAGCACTCAATTCCGTTTTACTGGTTGTTATCAGCTTTGTTACAAAGGTTACAAACGCTTTAGGCGCAATCTTCGGATGGAAATATGAGGATTCCGGCGCAGGTCTTGCAGATAGTTTTTCAGATGCGGCAGAGAGCGCAGGCGATGTTGCTGACAATACCGGACAGGCGGCAAAGAACATCGACAAGATGAATAAGGGCGTCCGTCAGTTTGATGAATTGAAACTGATTACAACAAATGATGGTTCTGGTAAAAAAGGTTCGGGCGGTTCCGGCGGCGGTGGCGCATCAGGCGGTGCCAGTGGCGGTAAACTTGTCAAGACAGATACTATTTTTAAAAATTACGAAAGTGATATTAAAAATCTGAAACAGCTTGGAAAATACATCAGTGATGCCTTATCAAAAGCTATGGAGTCTATCAACTGGGATAAGATTTATTCCAAGGCAAGAAATTTCGGCAAAGGCTTGGCAGATTTCCTTAATGGTCTTATTAATCCGAGACTGTTCGGGAATGTCGGAAAAACGATTGCAGGGGCATTGAATACTACATTGGAGTTTTTAAATTCTTTTGGAACGAGATTTAACTGGAAGAATTTTGGAAATTCTATTGCAGCAGGGATTAATAAATTTTTCAAAACTTTCAAGTTTACTCTTTTGGCAAGAACATTGAATACATGGGCGAAAGGTTTGCTTGATGCAATGATTTCTGCTATTGATGGAGTGAATTGGTATAGGATTGGAAAGAAAATCGGAGAGTTCCTGTCTGATATAGATTGGCTTGGCATATGTGGAAAAATTGCGCAGGTAATTTGGAAAGCTATAAATGCTGGGCTAAGCACATGGTCTGGTATATTTTCTGCTGCACCAATAGAAGCAACCATTCTTGGAGTAATTGCAGCAATAAAAATATCAACCATTACGTTATCAGCATTAGACAATATTAAGACAAAGATTTTGGCAATAAAAGATACTCTTTTGAATTTTGCAGCTACTGTCGTTGCGCATCCTTATTTAGCAATAGCAGCGGCGATCGCAGCAATAGGGTTAGCTGTATATAATTTCCATAAAAGTTGGCAAAAAGAGATTGCAGATCAGTTTTTGGAGTTTGAGGAAGAAATAGGATCAAATAACCAGAAAATGGAAGATGCCGCACAAAATCTAAGAGATTTAGCTGACACTACAAAGGATTTAACATCTAAATCCGAAGCAAGTGCAGATCAGCTTCAACAGCTTGCAGATTCATATTTCGAACTTGCAGACAAGACGAGCTTAACAGCAGCAGATCAAGAAACATTAAAAACGAGAGCACAACAGCTTATTGATATTTGTCCAGAATTAGCAAATCAGATTGATATGACTACTGGAAAATATACAGCACAAAAGGAAGAACTTCTAAAGACCATAGAAGCGCAGAAAGAATATTATAGAGTTGCAGGATATAAAGATGTTGTAGAGCAGTACAGTAAGGCACTTGCGGAAGCTAATGTCGAGTTGGAAGTATCAGAGCAGAACTACAAAAAAAATAAAACAGAGTTAGATAAACTCAATAAAATAATTTCTGATATAGGTGCAACAGAGGACTGGAATGATTGGTGGAAGCGAAATGCAGACGCTTTAAAAGCAAATGGCATAGAAGCAAAAAATGCAAGCGATGCACATGATGAACTTGTAAAGAAAATGGTTTTCTTAGAAGATGAACAGTCCAAAATAACAGAAACACAAAAGACGCTTAGAGATGAGGTTGAAAAAGCTACAACATCTTACAATACTGCAAATGATATGCTTGAACAACATACGCAGAAATACAATAAATTGTCTGATGCCGTAGATAAGATTAACTTTGGACAAATTGCATTGAACGCATCAAAAGCAATAGATGATCTTGGCGGAATATTTGTCAATGGTAAGCAGGTAATCGGAAAAGAAGCAGTAGAATTATATCAAACAATTATTGATTCCTATGGAACGACAGACCAAGATATGTATAACCTTGGGGAAAAAGGAATGGTACAATTTGGTGTTGGCGGAGTTGCAGGAACGAAAGAAGCAATACCAACATTGACCGCAGAACTAGAAAATGAAATAACAACATGGTATAACGACAGAGGATACAATGTAGCAATAGAAGGCGGAAAAGTAATTGTTAAAGGATTTTCGGATGGTGGTGTAGCCCAGTCTCAAAGTGCAGTCGATACAGTTACCGGAGAAATTACACGAAAAGGTAAATTAAAGGAACTCATGCTGTCCAATATGGGGGAAAGTTGGGCGAAAAATACAGTAGATGGATACAATGATGGTATCAGAGATAACTCAAGCAGTACTGGAGATGCTATGCTTGATTATATGAACAATAATATCAAGGCACCTTTTACAACAAACATGGGGATACATTCGCCATCCACGGTGTTTTCTGATTATGGAAAATATACGGTAGAGGGATTTAATAGTGGAGTATCTGGGAATCAGAATACAACGCACGGTGTTATTTCTAGCTGGGTATCAAATATTGGTTCTTGGTTTACAAATTTGATGGGGATACATTCGCCATCAAGAGTGTTTAAAGAATTTGCAGGATTTACGGTAGAAGGATTTAATAATGGTATTTCTGATGGATCTAAAAGTACATTTAAGGAGATAAAAAACTGGTCCGAGGGAATTAAGGACAGTTTTGGATTGACAGGGTTAAAAGCAGCGCCGGAAGTTGTATATAAGTACAATAGAAGCATAACTGACAACGTAAACGCATCTATAAAATACAATTCCGGTAGCATTGAAAGTACTATTGGAAAAGAAATGCAGATAGCAATGTCAAGCGCTATTGATTACGATAAACTGGGAGACGTCATTGTATCAAAACTTGAAAAAGCAGATATTACGGCGGTTCTTGATTCAGATAAAGCGTATCAAGGGACAGTAAAAAAATGGAGACAGGAAGCAAATAGAACGCAGAGAAATCCAGTTCCTATATTTTAATTGCAACTCTCTTTCGTTTGTGGTATGGTTTGTATAATATATTACAAATGGGAGGGAGTTCATGAAAAAGTGGGGAATAGTAATTTTGACAATAGCTGTGTTGGTATTAACTGGGTGTGGAAACGGATATGAGGAAGAAAAAATAGAGACGACAGAAACGGATGGAACTGTCGTGATTGAAAGAGAAACTGGAATAGAAAAGAATGTAAAAAGTATACCGTATGACAGCATGAATTATAATGATAGTACATTTGGAATAAAATCAGTAGATTTGTGTCAGATGGAATATAAAAATGGTTACATGCCGTATGTTATAGTTGAATTTGATATAAGCACACTTTCAGAAGAAGATATCTACTGGCTGTATGAAAATGATCAAAAAGATTTTGATATTTGTGTTTATATAGACAGCGAAAAGAATAGAATTGATTTTGAAAATATGGATACATTGTATCTTGGGAAAGATGATAGTAAAGTTATCTGTATATTTACTCTTTATGATTATTATAAATTTGACATGTCAGACATGGAAGTAACTGTTTGCGTGAATGTAAAACAGAATGACAAATGCACATACCAAAACAAGGATACTGGAGGAATATCAGACTTAAGAAAAGAAAATTCATACGATTGGTCTATAAATAGATATTCTTCTGATATAAAAATAGATGTTTTGAACGGAATCCCTGTTGAATATATTTCGTATATTGAAAATTACATAGGAACCTTATAAGCGAGGGAAAATACATGGGAGATAAAACATTAGAATCAGAACTAATGGCGTGTAAAGAAGAATTAAAAGAAGCAAATGAACAAATAGAATATTTAAAATATGAGTTGGAGAAAAAAGAAAAAAATCACAAATGGGAAATCAGGGAAATAAATAAAAGAATAGAACAGGCAACTGATAAAAACTTGGAATTATATGACAGAGAATCAAAAGCACTTATTTATGCAGATCAGTTGGAAAAAGATAAAAACATACTTGTTAAAGAAAAGAGAGAACATGAAAAGAAAATAGAAAAATTAGAGAGAGAAAATGAACAGTTGAAAGAAGAATTAGCAAAAATTACAGAAAGAAAAAACTTTAGCAACGATCCTGAATGGAGAGTACTTAAAGCAGCAGGGGAAAATAAGAAAACAAAATAATCCAATTAGAAAAAGACGCCTCAAGAGGTGTCTTTTTTGTATTCCTTGATTTTTAACAGATCGGATAAGTATTCTAGCAAGCGTTTTTGCCCAGAATTGTTTAATTTGTGAAAATTGCTGATAAAATTTGCAAATTAGCTGTTTGACAAACACACATAGAAAATATATAATTTCAGTAATTAAAAATCACGCAGGTAAGACCTAAAGAATTTAGGACGTCCTGCAAGCCTATGAGGAATAGGTGCGGATTCGTGACCGCCAGAGATTGAAGAGATTCAGTCTTTGGCGGTCTTTTTATTTATTTCAAACTGCATAAGAAAAATAAAAAAATGAAATTTAAACCTGCCTGTCAAATGACAGTAGCGAAAGAAAGGTGGAAAAGAGTATGTATGAATTGGTGGAACTCAAAGGAAACGATGTTTTTACAAACAGCAAAGTGATTGCAGATGGAACAAATAACCAACATGAATCTGTTGTTGCTATTATCAGAAAATATGAGAAAGATATTTTAGACTTTGGCAATATTGATTTCTCCGATTTAAAATCGGGGAAAAGGGGGCAGCCTGAAAGAGTTTATTATTTGAATGAGGAACAAGCAACATTTGTTATAACTCTTTTGAGAAATTCAAAAATAGTTGTGAAGTTTAAGAAAGAGTTGGTTCGACAGTTTTATGCAATGCGCAGATTTATTCTTGAAAAGCAATCGAAACTATGGGGCGAAACAAGAATTGCTAATAAAGAAAATCGGCTGAAAGAAACTGATGTGATTAAACTTCTTGTAGACTATGCCAAAGAACAAGGAAGTACGCATTCAGATAAACTGTATGTGACATATACCAAGTTGGCAAAATCAGTAATTGGTGGAAATCGCGACAATATCACAGTTTCAGATCTCAATAATCTAACCCTTGTGGAAAGCATTATTTTGCAGACTATTAGAATTGATATGTCAATGGGTATGCACTACAAGGATATTTATAGGGATTGCAAAAATAGAATAGAACAATTTGCAGATATAACTTACCTGTCCGCTTAGCCCAGAAAATTTGGGGCTATTCCAGTATTTCGTCACGGGAAATTACAATCTTACTAAATATATAGCGTGCGACTCCTGTTAGGGTATGTTCCTAACGCACGTGAATTTAAAGGTTGAGCCTTGCGAAATGTAAGGCTCGGAAATTTAGGAGATAGAAAATATGGCATATACAGCTCTTGCAACTAAAGTTAAGGAAAATAACATTGAAGTTTTTAATAATCCAGAACTTGGATTTTCAGCACGAACAATGTTAAATGAGGACGGAAGTATTTCTATCAATGCAGAGGATACAGCTAGAGGATTTGGCTGGACACAGGAAAAGAACGGAAAAACATATGTAAGATGGGAGACTATGAATGGATATTGTATAGAGTTTGGATTTTCCCAACTTGTTGGGAAAGACGATTATATCCCAGAACCGATTTTTTATCGCCTTGGTATGAAAGCAAGCAACAAAACGGCGGACAAGTTCCAGAACTGGCTCGCAATGGAAGTCATTCCAAGCATCCGGAAACATGGTATGTATGCTACGGATAAGGTAATTGATAATATTTTAAGCAATCCAGACTTTGGTATTAAGATATTGACGGAGCTGAAAGAAGAAAGAATTGCTAGAATAGCAGCGGAAGAAGAAAAGGAAAAGTTACAACAGGAACTTGATTATAGCAAAGACTGGTATTCTATTAAGCGTGTTGCAGCAATGAACGGTGTGGACTGGAAAACATTTAATTGGCGAAAACTCAAAGAAAAGAGCATTGAACTTGGATATGGCGTAAAAAAGATTTTTGATGCGAATTATGGAGAGGTTAACACTTATCACAGGGATGCTTGGGAAGTAACATACCCGGAGTATGAAATTTAGGAGAAATTTTATGAACAAATCAGAAATCAGGATTACATATGGGAACACGGGAGTAATTCACACACCGGAGAAAATTGTGATTAAATCGCCCAATATCGAAGTAATTACAAAATAGATCAAGAAAAAGAAGTGGCACCTATCAAATTGGTGGTAGGTACTATTTTTATACCTATTTTCAGGAGAATAGCCATGAAAAAATATAAACCAATAGACTGGAGCAAGTGCCCGGAAAGTCGCACACCAATAGGAAATCCGAATAATTGCGTTGTTGCGGATATTCTGCCGGACGGAAAAACGGAAATCTTATTTTTAAGCGACAATAACGGCATCCATATCAATAGATTCAGAAACGAAAAGTAAGCGGAGGTGATCGTATGGCATACAGCGGATGGCTTTTAAAGATTGGAAATTACATAGTGCCAATGTCTTTTATGAAAGCGGAATCATATAGTCCATATGTCAATATGCAGGATTTGGACGATTATACAGACGCCAACGGCTATCTGCATAGAAATGCCGTGGAGCTAAAGGCATTAAAAGTGGAGTTTGAGACACGGGCAATGCTGACAAATAAGACTTTCAACGAGGTTTTAAATAATATCAGAAGCCAGTTCACAAATGCGACAGGGAGAGCATGCTATATCACAGCGTATATCCCGGAATATGACGATTATGTGACGCAGTACGGCTATATGGCAGATTTTCAGCCTACGATATACGGAACATATGATGGAATAATTCATTACAATTCAGTTCGGCTTGCTTTCATAGGGGGTGTGTACGGTGGTTAATTATAAATATGGCGACTTGTTCAAAAAAGATACGGTCGATAAGCAATTATCCATCGTATCTGATGACGGAAAAATCAATATCACAAATACAGAGCTACACCAAGAAAAATTCGAATTGACCGAAAGTTTGTGTTCGGAACAGGAATTGACGTTTGGATCATGCGAAGCCGCCATGATTAAATTCACGGTGTCAAATACATTTTTGCCAATGAAGGGCAGATGGATGACGGTAAGAATGTCCCTTGATGGACATGCAGATATCCCGTTCCAGTTCGGACGATATAAGGTTGATTCTGATACGCCCACGGCAGACAGAACGTGCCGTGATGTGGTTGCATATGATGCCCTTTATGACATTTTAAATGCAGATGTGGCAGCATGGTATAACACTGTCTTTCCATCCCATAAAGAGCAGCAGAAAGATAAAGATGGAAAAACTACGACTGTTACAGTTTATGATCCGGTCACAATGAAGCAATTCCGGGACAGCTTTTTTAAGTACTTCGGAATTGAGCAGGCTGACATTATACTGGTTAATGACAACATGTCTATTGAAAAAACAGTTGCAGTCACGCCATCCAGTGAGACAAGTTCTGATACAGAGGAATCGAGCACCATAGGCGAATCTATGAGCGGCAAGGAAGTGTTGTCCTGTATTTGTGAGCTCAATGGCTGTATGGGGCACATTGGGCGTGACGGGAAGTTTCATTATATTTATCTGGAACAGGAGATACAGGGATTATATCCAAGGAATGATCTTTATCCGGCGGATAATTTGTATCCAAGAGATCCGAAAAGCAACCGTATCGGGAAGGATTTATATATAACGGCTGAGTATGAAGATTTTCTTGTTAAAACAATCAATAAGTTACAGATCCGGGAGCAGAAGAATGATATCGGTGTGATTGTGGGTACCGGAGACAATGCCTATGTGATCGAGGATAATTTTCTTGTATATGGCAAAGGCACAAAAGAACTGAAAGGCATTGCAAAAAATATCCTTTCCAAGATCAGATGGATTGTTTACCGCCCGTTTACAGCGGACTGCAAAGGAAATCCGTGTCTTGAGGTCGGGGATGCAGTGCGGCTGCCGACCAGATATGAACTGATTGAGTCCTATATTCTGAAAAGAACCCTGAAAGGTATACAGGCTTTGCGTGATGATTTGGAAGCGGATGGGGAAGAGTACCGGACAAACGGGGCGAACGGAATACAGAAAAGTATTTTAAAGCTCAAAGGCAAGAGCAATGTGTTGGAGCGAACCATTGAAAAGACACAGAGCACGATAACTGATGTTGAGAAGGGATTGCAGTCACAGATCACGCAGACCGCAACCGAAATTCGCACAGAAGTTAAAAATACAACGGATGGTTTATCATCGAGAATCACGCAAAATGCGAGCAGTATTACAGCAGAAGTAAAAAGAGCACAGGGGCAGGAAGTTGAACTTGCAGCAGCTATTAAAATTAATGAGGACAAGATTACAGCGGAAGTTACGAGAGCAAGCGAAGCAGAGGGCGTTTTGTCCGGAAAGATAGAGGTAACTGCAACTAAGATACGGTCAGAAGTCAGTGCTTCGTTGAAGGCATGGAATATTGATGGCTATGATATTAATTATTATGGTTTTGGAAAACCCCAAGATACTTACCCTGCATCATCCAAATATAATGGACGCAGTTTTTTAGATCAGGATAGTGGAAAATTGTATGGCTGCGATCCGGATGGCGGAATTAACAGCGGTAAATATAAATGGACATTGATAACCACGCTTAAGCAGCTTTCATCCAATATGTCCAGTGCGATTACGCAGACATCAAAGGGGATCGAAAGCAAAGTTACAAGAGACAGCGTCATTTCAGAAATCAACCAGTCAGCCGAGGGTATCAAAATTAAAGCAAAACTGCTTGAATTAAAAGGTTCTATGGAAATGACCGGGGGATATATGCATATTCAAGCGGAAGAGTCTGTAGAAAACCTTATTGAATTTAAACGCAGTGGAACACTTGTACAGATGGGAACGGATGGATTTCGAACAGTGGAAGGGACGCTTGAAAGTCCTGTTCATAAATGTACGGTTCAATATAATCAGGTTTCATTGCATAAAGGCGCAAACGATAATGACCACATGATGATCCATTTAGACGGAGATACCGGATTAGGTGGATTCAGAGGTGGAGTAATTAATGGATCTGACAAAAGAATAAAAAACACAATTTTAGATTTAAGCAAAAAGCAATCATCTGAGTTTATTTATTCTTTAAGAGCAAAATCGTATCGTTATAATTTCGAAAAAGATGGGTTCCATCATGGATTTATTGCACAGGATGTTTTGAAAAAAGCGGAAAAAGGGTGGAATATTTGTCCAAAAACGTTTTCAGACAGCAATGGGAAAAAGTATTACGGACTGAAATATACGGAACTGATTGCTGATCTGGTTGCCACAGTGCAGTTGCAGCATGACGAGATAGAACAGTTAAAGGAAAAGGTGGAAAATCTATGATAAATGCAAAAATCCGGGAATTTGAAAACGACATTATAAATTATGTAAATTTGTGCGAGGATGTTCCAATCGAAGCTAAGTACCTGGTGTTTAAGGACATTCTGTATCAGATCAAGGAAGAGGCTAATAGTCAGGTTACGGTAGAACGGGAACAGATGAAGCTTGCAAAGGAAAGGGAGAGTGAGGATCATGAACAAAGCGCATAGTGCTATTAATTGGGAGAATTACCCGAGTGATGAAACACCGCTTAATGAAAGCAATCTTAACAAAATGGACGCAGCTATTGGCGTTATTGATGATCGTGTAATCACTCTTGATACCACAAAAGCCACGAAAACAGAAGTGGCTACCCTTGTTGCAGACGTGACCTTTGAGGAATCGACCGGAATCATTACGATCACAAAAAAGAACGGTTCTAAGATTACGATTGATACACAGATGGAGAAAATCGCAATCAACTTCGTTTATAACCCGACCACACAGCAGATTATCCTGACTCTGATTGATGGCACGAAACAGTACATAGACCTGTCGGCACTGATTACACAGTATGAGTTCCTTGATTCTGATACGGTAGCTTTTTATATTGATAAGGATGGAAAAGTGTCTGCCATCGTCAAAGAGGGTAGCATCGAGGAAAAACACTTGGAGCCAAACTATCTTGCGAAAATCAAAGTGGAAGTGGCAAAGGCAGAGTCAAGCCAGCAGGCAGCGGCAAAGTCCGAAGCCAACGCCAAAGCAAGTGAGAATGCTGCAAAAGCCAGTGAAACAGCGGCAAAAACATCCGAAACCAATGCCAAAGCGTCAGAGACAGCGGCAGCGAAGTCAGCTACGGCGGCAGCAATATCCGAGACTAACGCAAAAGCCAGTGAGACATCCGCCAGTCAGTCTGCAGCCACAGCCACAAGTGAAGCGGCATCTGCCAGCCAGTCCGCCAGTACCGCCATAGATAAAGCCACAATCGCAACGCAGAAAGCAACAGAGATCATTGGTAAAGCCGAATCTGCAGCAGATAGTGCAACCAAAGCACAGAGTTATGCTGTTGGTGGTACAGGAAGCAGAGAGGGCGAGGATTCTGACAATGCCAAGTATTACTATCAGCAGGCAAAAGATGTATCAGAAGGACTTAAAGGTGGATTGCAGCCACACGGAACAGTTGCATTTGCAGATCTTCCGGCACTTGCGGATGTTAGCACAGGGTGGATGTTCAATATTTCAGACGAATTTACAACCACGGATGATTTTAAAGAGGGAGCCGGGAATGTAATTCCGGCAGGTGCCAATATTTATAAAACATCAGATGAAAAGTGGGACGTGCTGGCCGGAACTCCAGTTACCGGAATCAAAGGTGTAAATGAAGATTCTTTCCGCAGGGGCAATGTAGAACTCACAGCAGAAAACGTCGGTGCAGTGGCAACTGGTGGAGATACAGCAGAGAATACAGCAACTTTTACAAGCAGTGATGTGGCAGATGGGTCCGCGTCAGCATGGACAAGCGTATCAAAATTATCAAGTGGCGAAAAACATTCTTCTATTTTAAAAAAGGTGTCACAGATGTTCAAAAATGTGCGGTATCTCTATAAAATGCTTGGAACGACGGATATTTCTAAGATTGGGAATGGGACATGCACGGGAGCGATATCATCGTTAAACGACGGTTTAGCAAATAAGTCGTATATAAAAATTACAAAAGATGACTGGTCTGGACTTATGGGGTCTCTTACGCCATTATTCGATACTGGCGACAAAGTAATTAATCTGATCGCACATAATGAACTTGACGACACCTATCCTGCTGTACGAGTTGCCCGTGCTAGTGCAGATTATGATGGTAATAACATTCCAGACACATATTTAAAAAAGTCAGATGCCAAAAATAATGTATCTGCCTTATCCAATACTGCAACAAATTATAATGACCAAACTCCTGTCGTGCAGTATTTCACTGTCCCGGATGATGGGTATTATCTTATTACAGGTCTTGTCACTTTCAGTTCAAACGCAAATGGGTTTCGTGAAGTTTTTATAACAAATACAACATCTAACTATGTCATGGGACGAGTCAGAGTTCCTGCGGTATCCGGCGGTGCAGTAACTTTACAGGTAACGAGTGGTGGCACTTTCGGACCGGGACAGACTGGTACACTCAGTACTTATCAGAACTCAGGTTCAAATCTTAATGTGCAGGAATGGTTAAGTATGGTAAAGATCGCGCCTAAACTGTAAAATTTAAGGATTTTTAACTTCTGTTTTACGAATAAAGCGGACAACTTGGCACAAAAGAAAACTTGTGCAGAAATATAATAAAATCAAGAGCCTAAGAGCCGATTACATGACCATGTGTTGTGTAGCCGGCTCTTTTGCATAAAGCCTGCGGGCAGAAAGGAAAATTATGCACTTAAAATTCATCACAGATAACTGGCAGATGCATAATTTTCAACCAGTAATTAATTTTTTAACAAAATTTAAACTAATCAATCGACATTCTGCGACAATAAGAAATTTACCTGTCGAAACTTGCGACCGAAAGAAATTGAATGTTTGCGGGAAAATTTGTAAAATAAAATTGTCCGATAAGGGCACTTCAAGTTCTGGCTGAGGGGCGGGATAAGGCGTTTTCTTGTCCCTCAACTACAAACGAGTTTGTAATTTGTAGCAATTTGTCAAATGGGGTTGACGATATCGAACATAAGTTCTATAATTTGTGTATCGCTATCGGAAGTGCGGAATGATTGGAGGAAATCAATATGGGGGAAAATGAGGTTGAGAATGAAAACGTAAACGAATTTTACAAGGAAAAAATTTATGAATTGGTCGCTCATTGCGATAATGAGAGGTGGCTTAGAGCTATCTTAACGTTTATAAAAGAACTATTAAAGTAAAAGAAAGCCAAGGGTTTGCGCATTGCCCTTGGCTTTTCTTTACTTCTGACTTGTGATTGAATCAATGAATTTTTCCAATGCATTCCATCCGGTATCATTCATTTTCGATAACGCCACGATCAAACGTTTTTTAAAATCTGAATCTTCACATTTAAGTACGTCTGCGAGCATCTTTGAAATCTGCTCGTCTTTGGTTTCTGGGATAAACATTTCGCCGTTTCCAGTTCGTAACCAATCTTCATTGACATTTTCATTTCGTAACATGATTATATGTTGTTCTGTTACGTTTCTGCGTCCTGATTCAATATCAGAGACACCAGACTTGGTTATTCCGAGAATCTTTCCAAATTCTTCTTGGCTTTTTCCCATAGCCTTGCGAAGTTCTTTCATTCGCTCATTCATAATCTCACCTCTCTTTCTACATAGAACTATACCATACGCAAACAGAATTGTAAATAGAAAAAGTTCGCAAACGGAACAAAAACATGTTGACATAGTTCTGAAAGCGTGATATATTATACGCATACCGAACAAAAACAACATTAAAAGTTCGGCAGAAAGGAGTGATACGGTGAGCGAACAGGAAAAGAAAGTTGTTGAAAAACTCAAAGAAGCCATTCCGAAAATGAACGACTTTCAGAAAGGCTACGTTCTTGGCATGGTTGAGGGTTCAGCAAGTGTTTCAAAAAATCAGCCAGTAGAAGAGACTGGGAACTCAAAAACAGAAGAATAGAAAACAAGATATTGATAGTTGAGAAATTTGTCGGAATTTGCAGATTAAATGTGTTTGTAACACAGGAAATCAGTTGATACAATTAATATGCGACGGCGGCAGGAAATGAGTTACATTATTGCTTTATTTTCCGCATCATCTTTAGTATTTTATTTAATCTCTTTTGTACTTTTTTAATTCCTTTGTATAGGTCGATTGTCATGGATGTTACGGTTAGAATTATGAAGAAGTCGTAACCGGTAACACGCCATACCAATAATGAGATAAGTATACTAACGATTTTCATGATAACAGTTCCTTTCATGATGGCCGCCGCCGTACATTAATTGTATCAACAAAGCAAAATAGAGACAACCAGTATTTTCCAACTATCAAGCGGTAGTTGGATTTTTTATTGCAAAAAATCCGGAAAGGAGACAAATGAACGAATTAGTACATATTGGAACAAAAGAATTGCCGGTCATTGAGTGGAAAGGACAAAGAGTTATCACTACCGCACAGTTGGCTGATGTGTACGAAACAGAAACAGATAACGTAAAAAAGAACTTTCAGAGCAACAAAACACATTTTAAAGAGGGAGAACATTTCTTCTTATTAAAAGGAGCAGATCTTAAGGAGTTTAAGAACAGGGTAACTGATTTTCCCCTTGTTGGGAAAAACGCGAATCAGCTTTATCTTTGGACACGTCGAGGTGCAAGCCGTCATTGCAAAATGCTTGGGACTGATAAGGCATGGGAACAGTTTGATGCACTGGAAGAAAATTATTATAACCAGACGCAAACAGTTATTCCAACCGGCGAAGAACTTATGGCACTTGCAGTTATTGAAGCGCACAAGATGCTTGAGCAGAAAGACAAGCAGATACAGGAACTTGAAACCGAAGTTGTTGAAATGAATAACATCATTTTAGAAATGCAACCAAAAGTCAACTACGTGGATTTGATTTTGAACAGTAAATCAACAGTACTGGTAACACAGATCGCACAGGATTATGGAATATCTGCTAAAGCGTTTAATAAGATGCTGAAAGAGTTAGGAGTTCAGCGCAAAGTAGGAAAACAGTGGATTTTATACAGGCAATATCAAGGGCTTGGATATGTTCACAGTAAGACTATTGATATTACAAGGTCGAATGGGCGGTCTGATGTGGTTATGCAGACGGAATGGACGCAAAAAGGAAGATTGTTCCTGTATGAAAAGCTTAAGAAGAACGGGGTTTTACCGTTAATTGAGAGAAAGGATGATGAAGATGCTTAATTTTTACGTCATGGACGGCAAAAAGCTGATCGACTTTAAACCTAAGTGGATTAATTATGTGCGAGCATTAGACAGAAGATGCAAAATGGCAGGCTTTTGGGGAAACATGACAATACAGGAAGCAAAAAGCGCTTATCCAGATGAACTTAAAAAGGATCTGTATTTAATGATAAAGCTAAAAGGAATGTCTGGCTGTAAGTTATTAAAATGCAGCGAACCGGACTTTGTAAAAAACGAGTTCCAACTTATTGAAATGATATGCGATATGGTAGGAGCTTTCACACCAAGAGAATTTATGAATATGTTTCCTATCGAAAAGACATTCGATGGAGAAAGATACCAGTGGAAAGATTACTTCTATACAATGAATTACATTGAGAGATTCGGTATGGACAAACTGATAGGAGATAAAGCGTCGGAATTTCTTATGGAATATCAGAACTGGGATATTACACATTTTATGGTTTATTGGATGGAAGTTGTAAGTCAGATGAATATTTTACAAGGTGGCAAAGATATCTTGCTTGAGTTCATGGAAGAACAGGGAGTAAAGCCACATACAATGCATTCTGACGGCAAATACATGATCGACGATGAAACAGGAGAAAAGTTCGAAATTAAAAGTCCTAAGAATCGGATGAAAAAACTTTTTTCTGTTACATGAGGAAATGCCTATGAAAAAGTTAGCAAAGATAATTGAAATGATCGGCACCGTTGTTTTTCTGTTTTGCATCTGCATTGATGCAACGGAGTATCCGGTCACTGCTATACCTGTATTGATTGGATTACTTCTTATTTATATAGGAACAAAAATAGATGGGGAGTGGCAGGAGTATACAGAAGAGATTGTAGATTACGATTACAGAAGTGAGTCTGATGACGATGACGGTATTACCTATATCACATTTGACACTGATTACAGCAAAGAAAAGGAATCATCCGAACCGACCAAAGCTGAATGATTCCAGTTCAAGCAATAGCATAAGCTATTTGCGCCTATTTTAGCACAAGAAAAGGAGAAATTCAAATATGAGAGCAGAAAACAATAAAGTGGAACTTACAGGAACGATTATCTCAGAGCCGGAATTTAACCATGAGGTGTTTGGAGAGGGATTTTATAATATGTACCTCAAAGTGGATAGATTAAGTGGGACGGCTGATATTATTCCATTAATTATTTCAGAGAGATTAATCAATCTGAACGATAAATACACGGGCACTGCCGTTAATGTTTCCGGTGTGTATCGTTCTTATAACAAACACGAGGAAAAGAGAAATTGTCTGTTATTATATGTATTCGTCTGTGAAATTGAAAAAGCGAATCCGGGAGAGCATACAGATTTGAACAAAATCCAGCTTGACGGATATGTATGCAAAGAACCGATTTACAGGAAAACTCCGCTTGGAAGAGAAATTGCAGATTTATTAATCGCAGTCAATCGTTCCTACGGAAAATCAGATTATATCCCATGTGTTGTTTGGGGTAGAAATGCAAGATTTGTTGGTCAGTTGGAAGTAGGAACTCATATTGAGATCAATGGACGCATTCAGAGCCGCGGATATATTAAGAAATATGAAGATGGAACAGAAGAACAGAGAACAGCATATGAGGTGTCTGTGAGCAAAATTAATGTATTAGAGGAGGAAAATTAAGATGGCAGAAAATACCGTTACAATTTCCGTTGAGGAATATGCAGATCTGGTTGCATGCAGGACGAAAGTTCATACAGCATGTGCCATTATTGCAAATGAACACCAAAGAGACATTGAGCTGATGGGGAAAAAGGGAACAACTATTAATTCAAAAATTATAGAGTCAGCTCTTGGATATATTGACGATGAAGCATGCTTTGAAGAGGCACTTAAAAAATATAAAGAGTGGAAGGAGAAGGAAAATGAAACTGAAAATTAGATCATTACATATGGAGAATTTCAAGGGAATTAAGAGCCTTGATGTGAATTTCTCCAATAAGACAAGTATCAAAGGACAGAACGCCGCAGGAAAGACAACGGTATTCGATGCGTTTACATGGCTTCTGTTTAACAAGAATAGTGCCGGAGAGGAAAAGTTCAATGTTCGACCACTGGATAAGGACGGCAACCGCATTGATAACGTGGAGATTAAGGTTGTAGCGGTTCTGGATGTAGATGGCAAGGAAATGGAACTTTCAAAGATTCAGAAGCAGAACTGGGTAAAGAAGCGTGGCACCGATACCGTGACTTTGCAGGGAAATGTCAATTCATTTGAAATTGACGGTTATCCAAAGAGTGAAGCTGATTTCAAAGCTTATGTTTCCGGTCTTGCGCAGAGCGAGGATATGTTTAAGATGCTGACCAATCCGCAGTATTTCTCTTCTTTGAAATGGAAAGATCAGCGCGATATTCTGATGCGCCTCGCAACGGATGTATCGGATGTTGAACTGGCGCAGACAGATGCTAAGTATGCCCCATTACTCGGCGAGTTGGAGAAAGCACCGTCCACAGATGATATCCGTGCTAAGTTTTCCAAAGCGTTATCCGGGTGGAAGAAGAAACAGGCTGAAATTCCGGTGCGTATTGATGAAGCAGAAAAATCCAAGATTGATGTGGATGTGGCGGAACAGGAGCTTGCAAAGGTGGATCTGGTAAGAAGAATCGCTGAATGTGACAAGAAAATGGAGAATGCAGGTAGCGCATTGGGCGATTTAAGAAGTAAGGAAATGCAGTTACAGTTTGACATGTCCGGCATGGAACAGACGATGAATCGCGAGTTATCAAACAAAAGAAGCATCATGGATGCTGAATTGCGTGATTGTAAAAATGAGTTAGAACATTTTGCGGTTACGATTTCTTTGAAAGAGAAACAGATTTCTGATAACGAAAAAACTATCACTGATGCGGATGCAGAGCGGAAGAAACTGGGCGAACAGTATAATTCTGAGAAAGCCAAGGCATTTGATGAAACTCCGTATCTCTTTGACGAATCCAAGTGGAAATTTGATGAATCTACAACGGTTTGTTCCTTGTGTGGTCAGAAGTTGCCGCAGGATAAGATTGAGTCTCTTAAGGCTGATTTTGAGCAGAAAAATGCAGATGCCAAGGCACGTGCCACCAAGCAGTTAGAGGATGCACGCAAAGCATTTGATGATGCAAAGGGCGCAAAACTTAAAGGTCTGATTGACAAGGGCAACGCTTGCAAGGCTGATATTGAGCGATTGACAAAGGAAAACGCCAAGTTGCAGGAAGACATTGTGGCACTCAAAGAGCAGGAATCCAAGGCACTTGCAAAGCAGAATGATTATGCAAAGCAGTTATCCGAGATCCCGGCAGAAGCTGATTATTCGCAGAATGAAGAGTATGTGAAGCTGAAAACAGAGCATGACAAGATTCTTGCTGATATTGCAAAGGTTGAATCCGAGGGCGCAGACAAGGTTGTTACTGATTTAAAAGCCGAGAAAGCCGATCTGCAGAGTCAGCTTGAAGAGGTGAACAAGGTTATTGCGCAGGCGGCTAACAATGTGGCGATTGATGATCGTATCGAAACGCTTCGTGACGAGCAGAAAGAAATCGGGCAGAAAGTTGCCGATCAGGAACAGATGCTTTATCTCTTGGAAGAGTTCATTCGTTTCAAGCTGGATAAGGTTTCAGAATCTATTAACAGCCATTTCAAGACCGTAAATTTCAAACTCTTTGAAATGCAGTTAAATGGCGGTATGAAAGATTGTTGTGAGTGTACTGTGAATGGCGTTCCGTATTCGGCTTTAAACAGTGGTCATAGAATCGTAGCCGGACTTGATATTATCCGTTCTCTTAGCGAGTTATACGGTGTAAGCGTACCGATTTTCGTTGATAACGCGGAATCGCTGAATGAGTTCAATGTGCCGGATATGGATGCGCAGTTAATTCTTTTGAGCGTTTCCGAGGACAAACAGTTGAAAGTGGAGGGTGTGTAGAATGTCAAGAGTAGGGACAAGCAACAACATCACACAGCCGGATGCACGGTGTATGTCGTGCAAGCGTTGGAAGAGTGCAAGTAAGGGGTTCTGGGAAAGAGCCGGACATTGTTCTCTTCCGTATTGCGAGAAAGATATGAGAAATAAAGGAAAGAGAGGTCGTGTACATGGATGATATTGAAAAATTGAAGGCTGAAAACTCGGATTTGCGAACAAAGGTAGATGAACTTATGAGTAATAAATATTGCCTTGAAGAAAAACTTAGAAAAGTCTCAGGAACAAACGAAAGACTTTTGCGTATTCTTGAAAATTTGTCAAATGGATATGTGAAAAAGGAGGGTTAATGATGCATTATATTAAAGCAAAATTCCCAAACAGCACCAGAAGTTATACATACCGCACCGAGGATTCCGTAAAAGCCGGTGATACGGTTGTAAATGCCAAAGGTGCAAAGCTGACAGTTACAGATGAATCAGTGGATATGGCATGGGTGGAAACCTACGGTGCTGATAAGGTGGCGGTTGTGAAGAAATATGAGGAAAGCGAGGAAAAGCAGTGAAACTTTATTTTTATGGACTTAATTCGGACGGAATCTCCGTCACAGAAGTGGAAGTGATTGAAAAACCAAAGACATATTATCCAGTTGATAAGAAAAGAGGTTTTCCAAATTGCATGAGCTTTGTTAGAAAAGAGGACGAAGGGAAAATTACTGGCTATTATGAAAGTATTTTCCTTACAAAGCCGAATTACGATTATGCAAAAGAAAAGTTTAGAGAAGTCGCAGAAAAGGAACTTGAATCGGCAAAAGAAAAGTTT